AGTTTTAGATACAAGTTGTGGTTGGGGTGATAGACTTGCAGGTTTCTTTGCTTCAGACGCTGAAGAATTTTATGGTTGTGATCCTAATCCAAATACTTATGCTAGATACAATGAACAAATATCAAAATATAATAAACTATTATCTAAACCTAAAAAGGTAACTATATGGAGATGTGGTGCTGAAGATTTACCATATCATAAGTTACCACCAATAGATGTTGCATTTACTTCTCCTCCTTATTTTGCTACCGAAGAATATAATAAAGGTGGTGAATTTCAAGAAGACCAATCTTGGCATAAGTTTAATGAATATGAAAATTGGCGTGATAAGTTTTATTTACCAGTTGCAGAAAAGACAATGGCAGTATCTAAATTTATGTTTGTTAATATTATGGATCCAAAAGTAAAAGGTAAGAGATATTATTCTAGTGATGAATTGGTAAACAAATTTAAAGATAGTTTTATGGGTCAAATTGGCATGAGAATAATGCAAAGACCTAAATCGGATAAACTATTTGAAGACAATAAAGCAAAAGCAGATTTTATGAATAAAATGTTTATAGAAAATGTATGGTGTTTTGGACCTAAAACAGATTTATTTAGACATTCAAGAAAAGGAAATTTAGATGAGTTCTTTGCTTGACTTAACTTATAAATATAGTATAATAGATAATGACACTAACAAGGATAATTAATGGGTGATTTTTTAAAAGAAATAATAAAAGAAACTGGTAATGAATATGCCAGTTTAGTATCTGATGGAGCTGCAGGTGATGTAGATTCATTTATAGATACTGGTTCATATATTTTTAATGCTTTATTAGGCGGTAGTATTCATAGAGGACTCCCATCAAATAAGATAACAGCGATTGCAGGTGAAAGTGCCACAGGTAAAACTTTCTTTGTATTAGGTATGTGTAAAAACTTCCTTGATAAAAATCCTGATGGCGGAGTTATATTCTTTGAATCAGAATCAGCTGTGACTAAAGAAATCATAGAAGAAAGAGGAATAGATAGTAGCCGTATGGTTGTAATGCCTGTGACTACTGTACAAGAATTTAGACATCAAACACTTACTGTGCTTGACAAATATATAGATCAGGATCCTTCTGATAGAAAACCATTGCTATTAGTATTAGATAGTTTAGGTATGTTATCTACTACAAAAGAAATTGAAGATACAGCAGAAGGAAAAGAAACAAAAGATATGACAAGGGCTCAAATTGTAAAAGCAGCCTTTAGAGTATTAACATTAAAACTAGGCAAATCAAAAGTGCCTCTAGTTATTACCAACCATACATATGATGTTATTGGATCAATGTTCCCACAAAAAGAAATGGGTGGTGGCTCTGGACTAAAATATGCAGCGTCATCAATTATATATCTATCTAGGAGAAAAGAGAAAGATGGTACAGAAATAGTTGGTAATATAATACATTGTAAGAATTACAAATCAAGACTAACCAAAGAAAATAAAGTTGTAGATGTTAGATTAACCTACGACAAAGGTTTGGATAGATACTACGGTCTACTAGACTTGGCTTTAAAATATAATATATTTAAACAAGTTTCTACTAGAATTGAATTACCAAATGGAACAAAAACTTTTGGTAAGACAATTAATAATGACCCGACAAAATACTTTACAAAAGAAATACTACAAAAATTAGATAATGTATGTAGTAAAGAGTTTAAATATGGAAATGAAGAAGCCGATACCACAACCCCACAAGACGACTAACCCTAAACATAGGGAAGACTATGTGTTTGTAGAGAAACCTGGAGAGGACTTTACAGCACTAAAGTTAATTAGTGGTCCATTTTCATCAATAGTTTATAAGTACGGCAAGGTAGGATTCAGACCTGAGTCTGAAAAAAGACCTGACGGTACATTACCTATGGTATTTGATTATACTATTATAGAAAATAAGATAGAGGCAGATACAGATAGTCAAGAATTTATAGACCATATAGGTGATATATTAGTTGTAGTGTTAGATGAGGAATTAAAAAAGAAACCAGATTTAATAAAGAAGGAAGATGATGGAAAGAATTGAACGAACAGCATTAAGTAATTTAATTCATAATGAGGAATATACTAGAAAGGTATTACCTTTTATTAAAGAGGAATATTTTGCTGATAGAACAGAGCGATTATTGTTTAGTGAAATTTATAAGTTTGTAAATAAGTATAATAGTCTTCCAACAAAAGAAGCTTTATCAATTGAAATCAATAGCACTAAAAGTGTAAATGAGGACGAGTATAAAAAGATAACAGATGTATTATCTACATTAAATAAAGAGCCAATTAATTATCAATGGCTTGTAGATACAACAGAAAAGTTTTGTAAAGATAGAGCAATACATAATGCAATACTTGGCGGTATTCAAATACTTGATGGTAAAGATAAAGACCATACACAAGAATATCTTCCAGAAATGCTATCAAGTGCTTTATCAGTTTCATTTGACCGAAAGATTGGACATGATTATTTAATAGAATCACAACAAAGATATGATTTTTATAAAAAGAAAGAAGAACGATTAACATTAGATTTAGAATATTTTAATAAAATAACAAGAGGTGGTATTCCATCCAAGACTTTAAATATTGCTTTGGCAGGAACTGGTGTTGGTAAAACAATGTTTATGACTCACCTTGCTTCATCTATATTATTGCAAGGTAAAAATGTATTGTATATAACATTAGAAATGGCAGAGGAAAGAATTGCTGAAAGAATAGACGCTAATTTATTAAATGTTGGCATGAGTGATTTAGAAGAATTACCATATTCAATGTATGAAACAAAAATTAATAAATTACAAAGTAAGACAACAGGTAAGTTAATTATTAAGGAATACCCAACGGCGTCTGCTCATACAGGACATTTCAGATCATTAATAAAAGAATTAGCATTAAAGAAATCTTTTAAACCAGATATTATATTTGTTGATTATTTAAATATATGTGCTAGTGCAAGATTTAAAGCAGGAGCAAGTGTTAATTCATATACTTATATTAAAGCAATTGCGGAAGAGTTAAGAGGTATGGCAGTTGAAAATAATTTACCTATATTTTCTGCTACACAAACAACAAGAGGTGGTTTTGTAAGTAGTGATGTAGGATTAGAAGATACATCTGAAAGTTTTGGTTTACCTGCAACAGCAGATTTTATGTTTGCTTTAATAACTAGTGAAGAATTAGATGATAAGAATCAAATAATGGTTAAACAGTTAAAAAATAGATATAATGATCCAACAGTTAATAGAAAGTTTATACTTGGTGTTGATAGATCCAAGATGAGATTTTATGATGTTGAACAAAAAGCACAAACAGATTTAGTTGAAAGTGGTCAAACACCTACAACTGATAAAAATAAGTTTGGAAAAAAACTAGGTCAATTTTCAGACTTTAAAATATAATAAAGACCTAACTAAAAAGGAAATAAAATGGCTACAGGAAAAGTAAAATGGTTTGACGCTAAAAAAGGTTTCGGATTTATAACACCAGACGAAGGTGGTAAAGACGCTTTTTTACATGTTTCAGCTTTACAGGCTGCTAATATTTCATCGGTAACAGATGGACAAGCAGTATCTTATGAACTGACAGAACAGCGTGGTAAACAAGCTGCTTCTGAAATTCAATTAATATAAACTAATAAAAGGAGGATAGCAAAATGGCTATTACAATAGACGGTAAAAACTATGATGAAACTAAACTTGATGACAAGTGTAAAACTTCTGTTGTTCAGGTTCAACAACTTCAAAATAGATTAAGAAATTTACAAGCAGATTTTGACAATGTAAAAATTTTAATCACTTATCATAGTAAATATCTAACAGATAATTTACCTGCAAGTGCTTTGGTAGAAGATAAAGCTAAGGTAGAAGATAAAACTACTTCAGCTGAAGAAACTACAAAGGTATAAAATGAGAAGAAAGAACAGCAATAATAGAACTAGGTATTTCCCTGGAGATAAAAGACCAGGTAAGTCTATTTTTAAAAATAAAATGTTTTATGAAAAAAAGTTAAGTAAATATAAAGGACAAATGCGATGGTTGGTTATTGAAAAACCAACTGGCAGTATTCTTTGTGCTTCAACTTTTGAAGATGAAGCAAAAAAAGTTGCTGACTTTCAAAACAAACATAAACAATGGGCGCCTCAAGGAGGAGTGGTAAAACATTTAACACTAGGTAAAATATGATGACAAGTGAAGAACAAAGCAAACGCTTTACTGAAATACTTACTACTATAAAAAAATTACATGATAACAAGCGCCACGATTATGCAGACACGGATGATATATTTGCTAACTTTAGATTATCTAATTTGGCAGGTATATCTCCTTGGAAAGGTTCTGTTATTCGTATGGGTGATAAATATGCTCGTATTAGTAATTTCATAAAGAAGGGTGACTTCAAATTTAAAGAGGAAAGTATTAAAGACACATTGATGGACATGGCAATATATAGTTTAATAACTATTGTATTGTATGAAGAGGAAATGTTTAACACACATATGAAACAATTTGAAGAGCAATTAAATAAGGAAAAAGATAATGAAAACATTTAAATCACATTTAAAAGAAACAACTCTTTCGAGGGTGTTTCGTCATTTTCAAAATAAGAAAATTCCAGTAGGAATTATTACTGCTTTTCGTAGGTTGAAAAGTTATAAAGAAAATGTTAACCGCAATAAAGTATTAGCTAATAAAATAACTTCAGCCAAGTATGGTTATTTTTATGTTGAAGGACATTGGCAGGATAAATCCGATGGTAATAAAGCAGCTGCTAAAGAAGATTCTATTTTAATTGTTGGAAGAGAGAATGATAATGGAAAATTAAAGGGACTTCTGAAAAAATGGATCAGAGAGTATAATCAGGATGCTGCTTTGTTTAAGGATGAAGGCACTACAAGCATTACTCTCTTGGAACAATCTGGAAATCTTATCAATATTTCAAATAATTTTTCATTAAAGAAAATTGAGATTGGTTATACCAGATTGCGTGGTAGAGGTGGAAGGTCTTTTAGTTTTGATGAAGAAAGGGAAGGACTTGGTTGGTTAGGCCAGATGAAAGAAAAAATAGAAAAAAAGAATGCCGACATATAGATTTAGAAGAAAAAATGGGAAAGAGTTTGATATAGTAATGATGATGTCCGAATTGGATGAATATAGAGAGAAACATCCTAATCTTGAATTATGTATACCATCAACACTAAATATTGTATCAAGTGTTGGAACTATTGATGGTAAAACAGATAGTGGTTGGAAAGACCAATTGAGTAGAATTGCAGAAAAACATCCAGAAAGTCCTTTAGGACAACGATATGGACAACGAAGTAATAAGGATATAAAGACAAAAGAAGTGGTAAAGAAACACAGAAAAATAAATAAAGGTAGGTAGATGACAGCACCAGGTAGGGATATTTGTTATCTTTCCCGAGTTAGTAAGCTGAGTTATCGCCCAAAAATATTATGGATAAAGAAAAATTAAATATATCGAGTAAAGAATTGGTTGTGATTAAGCCAATTACTGACAATCAAAAAGAAGCATTTAAATCTTATGAAGCAAATAAGAATTTGTTTTTATATGGTGTTGCAGGTACAGGTAAAACATTTATTGCTTTGTATCTTGCTTTAAAAATTGCATTAGATACCAAATCACCACAGAAAAAAGCATATATTGTCCGTTGAATATTGCCAACAGACGATACAGGTTTTTTTCATGGTGATGAAAAAGATT